GATTTAGAGGAAGTTTTAAGGGAAGATTACCGTCATCCTATCCCTACGGGGTTAAATGGGATAGATAATCTACTTAATGGGGGTCTAGCAAAAGGTGAAATTGGTGTTATACTAGCACCTACAGGAGTAGGAAAAACAACAATATTAACTAGATTCGCGAATACAGCTTATAATTTAGGTTATAATGTTTTACAAATATTTTTTGAAGACAATCCTAAAATCATACAAAGGAAACATTTTACTTGTTGGACAGGTATAGTACCAGACGAACTTAGTAAACATAAAGAGGAAGTATTAAAAAAAGCTAGTGAAATAAAAAAGAATGGTGGTAGATTAGTATTAAAAAAATTACCATCAGACGAACTAAATATATTACAAATAAAACACCAGTTAAGAAAACTTATTTCAGAAGGAATGAAAATTGACATGGTGGTTATTGACTATATAGACTGTGTCCTTCCAGATAGAAAACATAATGATGAATGGAAAGGAGAAGGTTCAGTAATGAGAAAATTTGAAGGTATGTGTCATGAATTAAATTTAGTAGGATGGACAGCTACACAAGGTAATAGGTCCTCTATTTCTTCAGAAGTTGTAACTACAGACCAAATGGGTGGTTCTATAAAGAAAGCTCAAGTGGGGCATGTCATAATTTCAGTCGCTAAAACTCTACAACAAAAAGAAATGGGTCTAGCGACAATAGCACTAACAAAATCCAGATTAGGGCAAGATGGTATTATTTTTGAGAATTGTAAATTTGACAATTCTTTATTAGAAATAGATACCGAACAATCACAAACATTTTTAGGTTTCGAAGAAGACAAAACAGAAAGAAACCGACAAAGAGTATTAGACGCTCTACAAAGAAGAGAGAGAATAGTAAAACAATAAAAATAAAATAAATAATAAAATTAAAATATGGAGATTTCGAATAAAATTTTGTCTGATATTACTGTTTACATGAAGTACGCAAAATATCTACCAGAACTAAACAGAAGAGAAACTTGGGAAGAGTTAGTAACGAGAAATAAAAATATGCACATCAAAAAGTATCCACACTTAAAAGAGGATATTGAGGAGAAGTATAAGTTTGTTTATGATAAGAAGGTATTACCATCTATGAGGTCTATGCAATTTGGTGGAAAACCAATTGAGATAAGCCCAAATAGAATTTATAATTGTGCATATATGCCAATTGACCATATAGATTCTTTTGCTGAATGTATGTTCTTATTATTAGGAGGTACGGGAGTAGGTTATTCCGTACAAAAACACCACGTAGCTAAATTACCCGTAATTCAAAAACCATACCCAAAAAGAAAACGTAGATTTTTAATCGGTGACTCAATCGAAGGTTGGGCGGACTCGATTAAAGTTCTTATGAAATCATACATGAATGGTGGAGGAAGTAGAGTGGAATTTGATTATTCAGATATTAGACCTAAAGGAGCAAGATTAATCACATCAGGTGGTAAAGCACCAGGCCCACAACCATTAAAGGAGTGTCTGGTTAAAATAGAAGGATTATTAAACGCAAAAGAAAATGGAGAACAACTTACAACAATTGAGGTACATGATATTATATGTTATATCGCAGACGCGGTATTGGCCGGAGGTATTCGTAGAGCAGCTCTTATTAGTTTATTTAGCGCTGATGACGATGCAATGATTGGATGTAAAGCTGGTAACTGGTGGGAACTAAACCCACAACGTGGTAGAGCAAATAACTCAGCTGTATTGATGAGACATAAGATAACTCAAGAATTTTTCTGGGAATTATGGAAAAGAGTTGAACTATCAGGAGCAGGAGAACCAGGAATATATTTCAATAATGATAAAGATTGGGGTACAAATCCTTGTTGTGAGATTGCTTTAAGACCCTATCAGTTCTGTAACTTATGTGAAGTAAATGTTTCAAACATTGAGTCCCAAGAAGATTTAAATATAAGAGTTAAAGCAGCGGCATTTATCGGAACACTTCAGGCAGGATATACAGCTTTTCATTATTTAAGAGATGTGTGGAGAGAGACAACAGAGAAAGATGCACTAATTGGTGTTTCAATGACAGGTATTGGTTCAGGTAAAGTTCTTAATTATGATATGAAAAAAGCTGCTAGTTTAGTAAAAAGAGAAAATACCAGAGTATCTAAATTACTAGGAATTAATCAAGCAGCAAGAACAACCACGGTTAAACCAGCTGGAACTACTTCATTAACGTTAGGAACATCATCAGGTATTCATGCGTGGCATAATGATTTCTATATTAGAAGATTACGTGTTGGTAAAAATGAAGCGATTTATTCTTATCTTTCACAAAATCATCCAGAATTAGTGGAGGATGAATATTTCAGACCACACGACACAGCAGTAATTAGTATACCACAAAAAGCACCTAAAGGTTCAATAATGAGAACAGAGTCACCATTTGATTTATTAGAAAGAGTTAAAAAAGTAGCTACTGAATGGGTTAACTCTGGACATAGAAAAGGTTCTAACTCTCATAATGTATCTGCAACTATTTCTCTAAAAGAAGGTGAGTGGTTATCAGCAGGTAAATGGATGTGGGAAAATAGAAAATATTATAATGGGTTATCTGTACTACCATATAATGGTGGAACTTATACACAAGCTCCATTTGAAGATATTACCGAAGAAAAATATAATGAAATGATGAAGTCATTAAAAGATGTAAATCTATCTAATGTGGTAGAGTTAGACGATAATACAGATTTATCAGGAGAATTAGCCTGTTCGGGAGGAAGTTGTGAAATTGATGTAGATTTAAAAACTATAGAAAAGGAAGAAGAGCTTAATGAAGCATAGAGTCTCTAAAGAAATTTTGTACCATTTTAGTTGTGGTAATTGTAATAAATGGTGGTCAATAGCTGACTACCATTTATTGTCTATAGACAACAATAAAGATTTAAATTATAATAATGAAATAACATGTCCTCACTGTGGACATAGAGAAAAATTAATAGAAATAAAAAATGATAAGAAATGACGATTGGATAACAGAGTTATACCACCAAGAAGGAAGAAAAGTAGAATTTAATCAAAAAGATTTTTATAAAAGCAAGGAAGGGGCTATGGTAATGACAGAGGATTATCATATTCGGAGAGGTAGTTGTTGTGGTAGTGGATGTAAACATTGTCCATACTGGCCACCACATCAAAAGATGAATAGAGAGTTAAGAGAGGATTTAAAATCAAAAGACCACAGACTTATATAACAATTATATATTTATAATAGATGAAACCATTAATTAAAAAGGTATTAAGAGAATATTGGGAAAAAGAACCAGATAAATGGGATTTGGTAGCTGAGGACCTTAAAGAATGCCTAGAAAATATAATTCAAAAACATAAATCTAATTTTTATGACGACCAGTACGCGGTAATCAGTGCTATAGAGGATATAATGGAGAATATGTTCGCAAAAGTACCACGATAGGTATTTATAATAA